TGTCACGGTATGACTCGCCGTTGGAGTTTGGGTTTTCTAACAAGATGTAATTTAAGACCGTTCTAATTACGAACGGGGAAACTTCTGATTGCCAACGCTTAGTCTTAACTAAACGACGCAAGCGAGGCTTGTCCTTTATATCCAATATCAGGGTAGGACCAGCCTTTTGACTGATCTCAAGTTTCCAATCTCCCGAACGAGAGGCTGGCATTTCTTTTAATTTTACGGGGAGTATAGGTACCCTCTTCATGCCATTACCCTTTCCCTTTCCGCTGGATTCGCGGTTGCTTCAGTTTTCACGGCATGGGTGGCTGCTTCGACGTACGCATCGATCCACTTCGAAAAGTCGTGGATTTTGAGTTTTTCGGATTCATCCGAATGAAGCGACAACTCAATCACCTCAGCGCCGTTTGCGATGAATAGGTTCCTAACCATAGTTCCCTTGGATATCTCTCTTGTTACCGAGTGTATCCTTTTGATATTGTGTATTGTAATTTCCATTTTTTCCTTAATTTGAGATTAGAACCTGCTCCAGAAGTGAAGCATTGAATGCATTATGAACAAACAACACACAAAGGCAACACCTAATTTGACGGCAATTGACATTACTTTAGTGGACCCACGGCCTAGATCTATTTCCTTTTCAAAGAAAAAAGAGGACTCGGGAAGTAGTTGCGTTGCGATTCTGCGAAGAAATCCCGCAAAGGAGGCGCAACCTGGAACCCCACGCCTGGAACTTCGGAAAATTCAAAAATTTTTTCTAAACAGCAACTCCGCTCCGCTCCGTAATAGGAAAAAAATCGCTCCGCTTCGCTCCGCATTATCTAGCAGCGCGGAGACAAGCTCCGCAACAGGGGAGGCTAGGCCTAAAGTGCAGTTTCGCTATGCTCCACACTAGGAAAGGCGCGTTCAACCTCATCACACAACAACCTCCGCGCAGCAACTCGCAGGGGAAGCCTAAGACCTGCTGCTCCGCCCCTGGGGGGGGCGGGGGTTCAAGTAGGTCGGTCGCCGTAGGTAAATATTCATAAACTAGCCCATAAAAAAATTATTGTAATATAGGCTTTGTTTTAGTGTATAATGTTTTCCAACATATAAACAGATGTCAGACAAAGCACTAGAATTGGAATTAAAGAAATCTATCGTAAAAGAGATCCACGAGTTTGCGAAAGAGAAAGGTTTAGAACGCATAAAGTCTTTAAGCTGCCATAATCCTGAGAAGGTAGCTAAAGTGCTTTATCTGTATAGCCAGGGTGTTAGCCAAACTCAGTTATGTGTAAAGCACAACATTACACATAAAACTACACAGAAAATTCTTGTGGATTATGCTGATCATGTTGGGATGTGGCGTGATCTTGGAGGAAAGATTGCTGCTCAGAAAACTCTGGAATTTGATTCTCTGGAACAAGATGCAATTGATTCTATAAGGGAAAGAATGCACAAGGGGGAGTTAAAGCCCACCTTTCGTGATTTACGCGAAATAAGTATAGCAAAAGAAAAGTCTATGCGCGAGGCCAACACTGCTCGTGGCGAGGCAACTACAATTATAGAAGAGCGCAAGACGATTACCCAGGAGGATTATGAGCATACAATGGAGGCTGCTAAGAAGAGGATATTACAATTAAAAAAAGAGAGGGCTATTGAGAATGAGTTTTCAAGAAGATGAAAGAGTTAATGTAGTAACATCTATTTTAGAGGAGATGACCGATAGGTTTTGGGTTATTTGCGAAAAAGATGGTCAAATGGTTATAATTGGACATAACCCAGATGATATGGTGTCTGGGTTGCTGGAAAACCTTTATGCAAGCGTAGGCTATCCTCCAAAAAAAAAATATCTAAATGATAGATTTGACCAAATTGGCTGGGATCATTTTTCATGGAACTGACGTTTAGTCCTCACCCAATACTACATCCACCATCCGACGAAGAAATTGTTCTGTTAGCAGAAACAGACAAAGGTTTGTTGGCGCAATTGCACAAAAGCCACGAGGATCGGATATGGAGTGCATCCCAAGACCCGATCCGTTTTGGATTTGAACTGGATGGATGGGCCAGAATCCGCCAAGGATTGGCGCATTACAATGAATGTTTATGTCTGGGTGGCAATCGCAGCGGAAAAACTACGGGATGTGCAAAGATTGTGATGGAAAGCGTAATGAATAACCGCGGAGGACATTTGGTTTGTTTTTCCCAAAACGCAGATACAAGTGTTAAGATCCAGCAAGCATCAATTTGGGAAATGATGCCTAAAGAATTTAAGAAGAAAACAAAAAGCATTGAAGGTTACATTAACTATTCTATGCAAAATGGATTTACAGGTAGTAGTTTTATTTTTCCAGATACTAAAACCAGAGTGGATTTTAAAACCTACACTCAGTTTAGCAACAACCAGACAATTTTAGAGGGGTTTGAGTTTGGGTATAAAAACCCGAAGGGGATTAATATGGGTGCGTGGTTGGATGAGTATTTGGGAGATAGCACTTTAATTAATACATTGCGTTTTAGGTTGGCTACAAGAAACAGTAAGATGTTAATAGCCTTTACTCCTATTAATGGCTACACTCCTTTTATTAATGAATATTTAAAAGGTTCAGAGATTTTAGAAACTCGTTCTGCTAAATTATTAAATAACAAGCAGGTTCCGATTAAGCAATATAGTCCGAAAAGAGATGCTTCTGTTATATATTTGCATTCAGATGAAAACCCTTTTGGCGGATATTCTCGTATTGCGAAGGATCTTGAGGGTAGGCCCGACGATGAAATATTAGTTCGCGCATATGGAATTCCCGTGAAGAGCATGACTTCTCTTCTCCCATTGTTTAACACTGAGGTTAATGTGTTAAGCGAAATTCCAAATAAGCATGGAATGGTTTTCCCTGAGAATATTTCAAAGAATAGATATACATGCTATCATGTGGTTGATCCTGCTGGAGCAAAAAACTTCACTGCATTATGGGCTGCGGTTAATGAATCTGGAGATATTTATATTTTAAGAGAATGGCCAGATCGAAATGCCTATGGGGAATGGGCATTATTTGGAGATCCGAAGTGGCGTTTAGGCCCAGCGTCTAAAAAGTTGGGGTATAATGTTGAGGGATATGTTGATTTGTTTTTAGAGATTGAGGAAGAGCTTGAAATTGAGGTTTTTGAAAGAATCGGGGATAGTCGGTATTTTGCCAGAGAGAACGAGGATAACGATGATTTGTTCACATTGTTTTCTGATCACAACATGCACTTTGTTCCTTCCGATGGAAGGATGGAGGACATTGGAATTAGCGCATTAGATGATTGGTTTAATTATAATCCTAATATTCCAATTGACAATATTAATAAACCAAGGTGTTTTGTCCACAGAGATTGTGGGAACTTAATTGATAGCTTGATTAATTATAACTCACGAGGAAAATCGGACGAAGCCTTAAAAGATTTTTTTGATTTAATAAGATATTTGCGAATGGCTAATGGCGGAGAAGGCCCAGATCATGTAAATGAACGCAGTATGGCTGTTGTTAACAAAGGAAGTGGGGGATATTGATGCCAAAGGTTAGATTAATTTCTATTGCTAAAGAGTGGGATTCTGATTTTGAAGATTTATATAAATTTTGTGGAGCTTGCTTAGATGATGATATGTTAACAGGAACTGGTAGGGCAACTTGGGTTAGTGAACGGGGACAGGAAATCCTGGAAGAAGAGAAAGATAATTTTATTCCAGAAATAATTCCCAAAACATATAATGCGTTTGTTTTAAGGAATGCTGAAAATCCAAATTATGTTTTTGCTTATATCCGCTCTATCCCATTGAAAGTTCCTGTTATGATTCCCAGAAGGTATAGGGGTCGATTGGCTGGGAAAAATATTTTAATTGAGGAAATTAAAGATAAAAATGGGAAAACCTACATATACAACCCGTGATATCACCACCAACGAGGTTTGGATTGGCGAGCAAGTCGACAGGGTTTTAGGGTGGGAAATCCTTAAAAAGAATATTAATAGAGACTTTAGACCTACAAAGCCTAAAGATTTATGTGATAAGATAGGCGTGTGCGATCAATATGTTTATCAAGTCGTCCAATCTGTTAAAAAAAAATTAAATGCAAACCAATAGTATTTCCGAATCTTTAACTTATGTTAGCGATAAGCCAGACATTAAGTCTTTGCGTCATTCTTATGATCAATCTGTAAACGAATTAGAATCCTACTTTGATTTATGCAGGAATAGTTATGATGATAGGCGCAACTGGTGGCCTGGGAAAAGCAGGGATTTGCGGAAACATGGGGCAGATGCCTTTCCTTGGGATGGTGCATCAGATATGGAGGCGCATACAATTGATGAAAGAATTACCAGATTAGTTTCTTTATTTATATCTGCGCTTAACAGATCCAATATTCGTGCATTCCCAGTAGAAGTTGGGGATATTCCTAGGTCTAAAGTGGTAACAAACTTCCTTAAATGGATGATTACTTCTGGGTATATACCTAGATTTCAGAAAGAAATGGAATTGGGTGCAAATTATCTACTCGAAAGGGGTATTTTGCTTACATATGTTGGTTGGCACAGAGAAGATCGTACATTTTTGCAGCGTTTAAGCTTAGAACAAATAACGGCAATTAATCCCGAAATAGGCGAAAAAATTGCTTTAAATGAGCCTGGAGAAGCTATTATCAACCTTTTGCAGTCTAGTTTTACTGGTGTTACGTCTAAGCGAGCAAAAAAGGCATTAAAAGATTTATCTAAATTTGGATTTGCAGAATTACCCATTGTCAGGAGACAAGTTAATTGCCCAGAGGTAAAGACACTTGCACCTGATGGAGACTTTGTTTTCCCGCCGTATGTTACAGATCCCCAGAGAGCACCTTACTGTTTTTGGCGAACCTATTATACTGCTCAGGAGTTACAGAATAAAATTATAACCGACGAATGGGATGAAGATTTTGTAGATTTTGTAATCGACCGCTATCGCGGAGTAAACATTGATTCGATTGAGAGGGAACAGGAGGGTAGGCGCAGCCTAAGTCTTACGGATAATGCGTATGAGGCTGATGAACTTATCGAAATTGTTTATGGATACCAGAGGTTAATAGATAAAGAGGATGGCTCTGAAGGGATTTATTGCACAGTTTTTCACCGAGATTTTGAGGGGAATGAAACAGTTCCTGGATATGCAAAATTTGAGTTATTAAATGGATATGAAGATTATCCTGTCGTAGTGACAAAGTTGTCTGAGGATAGTAAGCGATTGTATGATACTACTACGATACCAGATTTGTTGCGCGGTATTCAAAATACAATTAAAGTGGAAAGGGATTCCAGAAACGACCGCAATAGTTTGGCGACACTTCCTCCGATTATGCACCCTGTAGGCCAAGCTCCCACAGATTGGGGTCCAGGAAGAATGATTCCATACAGGAGAAAAGGGGATATTAATTTTGGACCTGCTCCTGCCTTTAATAACGGCAGTGTTGAAATGGAAAAAAATATGGAAGAGTTGGCTGATCGCTTAGTTGGCCTTGATGAAGAAACCAACATTAGCCAGATAAGAAAGCAGTTTTTAGTAGATAAGTTTTTGCTGCATTCTGCTGATGTTGTTAAAATGGCTTACAAATGTTTTCAGCGATTTGGTCCAGATTCTATCTTTTTTCGAGTTACGGGAGTTCCCGATCCCCAGGTTTTTAATAAAGGGAACCCAGACGAAAACTATGATATAACAATTAGCT